ATTATGATTGGCTGTTTTTAGTTTAGAAATATGAGCAAAAAGAAAAAAATATATTTGGAATTTTAAAACTATGGGATTATTTGAAGCTACTTTTTCTGATGGAAAATTAATAGACTTACGTTTTTGCAAAAATGGTAGTTCATTGAATAGTGAAGCTTTATGGACATCAAATATTGTTTTTTTAAGAGCGGTCAAAGAAACACTAAATGAATTATTTGAAGAAATTGATAGCAAAGATTAAACATGGAGCATTAAAATGAAATACTGCAACTGTAATAAAAAATATGAGATAATAGAAGAAACACCAATAGAAACAATAAGGCAATGTCCAAATTGTAAAATAACAGTATCAACAATAAAGGAGAAGAAAGATGAAAACCATCCTTTTGGCAGGGACAATAACAATAATTTATCTAATAATGGTAGCCGGATTATATAAATTATTCTTTGGACCGATGTAGTTTAATAACAAAGAAGGTTAACTTATGTTAATCAGCGCGCTATAGGTTAACAAAAACAGCTCTTTTGGTTAGTAGCCCGGAAAGCAAAAGCAGGTAAGGAAGATGGGGTGCAATTCCCTCTTTGGTTCTATAAAAGAAGGTTCGGGGATTTCCTAAGGATTCGTGTCAAACGAGTATCCAAAAATTCCCAACATTTTAACTAACCCAAAAAGGAGATAACCAAAATGAAAAAGCCAGCAGCAATATTTTTTATAGGAACAATAGTATTAGTATATTCTTTAATGATAGCAGGATTATTTAGATTAGTGTTTGGGTTTTAAAGGTTTGGTGTCGCCTCGCAAAAGCTAAAGACACCACAATTTTTAATATGAAATACTTAAGTTTATTTAGTGGTATTGGAGGTTTTGAACTCGGTATCCAACAAGCGTATGAAGATTTATATAATTTACGACCCAATGAATTGGCGAGTAGCAAAAGACCAACAAAATTGTACAACACTAAGAACAAATTACAGCAATGGCAATGCGTGGGTTATAGTGAAATCGACAAATACGCAATCCAAATCTACGAAAAACATTTTAATCACAAAAACCATGGAGACATCACAAATATTAATCCAAAAGATTTACCAGACTTTGAGTTGCTTGTCGGTGGATTCCCTTGCCAGGCTTTCTCAATCGCAGGAAAGCGACAGGGATTCAATGACACTAGGGGTACACTCTTTTTTGAAATCTGCAAAATTATTCGGGAAAAACAACCACGGCTTATACTTCTTGAGAATGTTAAGGGGCTTTTATCTCACGACAAAGGGTGGACATTCCATACAATCCTCTCCGAAATGGATGAACTTGGGTATGATGTCACATGGCAAGTGCTTAACAGCAAGAATTTCGGCGTCCCACAGAATAGGGAAAGAGTGTTCATTATCGGACATCTTAGAGGAACGAGTAGACCAGAAGTATTTCCTTTCGGAGAAAATGACAAAATATTTAATGAAACAAATGAATCAAAAAAAACACGGACACAAGCCCAACTTAGTACAACAGTAAGAATTGGAATGGGATCAAAGGCAGACAGTACATTCATTCAACAATTAAATAATCCGAAACACTCGAACGACAGAGTGTATTCAGGAAAAGGACTAAGCCCGACTTTAAATACAGCACAAGGAGGAAACAGACAACCATTCGTGACTCCAGTTTTAACTCCCGACAGATTAAACAAAAGACAAAACGGCAGAAGATTTAAAGAAAATGGCGAGCCGAGTTTTACTTTAACAGGACAAGATCAGCATGGAGTAATGGTAGATACAAAGATTCGTAGATTAACTCCAACAGAATGCGAAAGACTACAAGGATTCCCGGATGGCTGGACAGAGGGATTAAGTGATACACAAAGATATAAAACATTAGGCAATGCTGTTACTGTAAATGTTATAAAAGAAATTATAAAATTATTAAAAATATGAAAATTTTTATTTCAATACTACTAACACTTAATATAATACTAATGACCGCAATGATATATATAACCTATGACTTAAAAAAGGATAGAGAACTTTGGCGTTTAGAAGAAAAGAAATATATATTAGAGGAATTACAAATGGAATTGCGTAAGATGACAAAATAGTGTATAATAAAAAGGTCGTTAATAATAAATAATAAATAAAATTATGAAAATAGAAAGAGAAGAACAAAAAGCACAAGAGCCATCAAAGAGAGTTGGAACAGGTCAACCTGAAAGAGTTCCAACACATGAGGGAAGCCAATTAGGTTCACCTAAAACAGCAGAAGAAACAACAACAAGTATGCCTTCTGATAAAGAGGCATAGTCTTAAACAAATGAGTAAAGGCGTATTAAACGTTTAATTAACACTATGGGAGAGGTACCAAAACAATTAAGGCCTTATGTATTCAAGAAAGGTAACAAACTTGGAAAAGGGCGACCAAAAGGAAAATCCCTTAAAGAATATTCAAGGGACTATTTGGCTAGTATGTCTGATGAAGAAAGGGTTGAGTTTCTCAATAGCTTAGGTCCTGAAATTATATGGAAAATGGCAGAAGGTAATCCAACAAATGATAGTAAAACAGAAATAAATGGAGGAGATATACCAGTCTTAGTTAAATTCTTAAATGAAGACAATAGAGATACCAGTTGAATATAAACCTTTATTTGATACAAATTGGAGAGAAGCCGCAGTATATGGTGGCAGGTATTCTTTAAAGTCTCACACAGTAGCAAGAGTCCTTTTAATACAAGCAAGACAAAAGAAAATGAGGATGGCTTGTTTTAGAGAATTCCAAAACTCAATAGCAGACTCATCACACCAATTACTTGCAGACCTTATAAAGCTATATGAACTAAACGACTTTAAGGTAACAGACAAATCTATAATAAATACAATAACAGGCTCAGATTTTATATTTAAAGGATTACATCATAACGAGCAAAACATTAAATCAACAGAGGGTATTGATAAGGCATGGATAGAAGAAGCTCAAACAGTATCTAAAAGAAGCCTTGAAGTCCTTACACCTACAGTAAGAAAACCAGGCTCACAGCTCATATATACATACAACAGACTATTAGAAGATGACCCTGTACATCAAAGACTAGTAATAGAGGGAAGACCTGATACTTTAATAATCAATCAGAACTATGATGTAGCTATTAAGTATGGCTTTATGCCAGAAAACATCTTAAAAGAGATTGAGGACGATAAGAAGAACAGACAAGCACTATATAAACACAAATGGTTAGGAGAACCTAACTTAATGGAAAGAAAGATATATAAAGACTGGAACATTATAGAAGAAATACCTCACGAGGCTAGACTAGAACGATATTGTTTAGACTTTGGTTATAGTAATGACCCAGCAGCTATAGTAGCAATATATTATTACAATGGAGGATATATTATAGATGAATTAGCTTATCAGAAAGGACTGCATAATAAAGATTTAGCTGATATACTCATAAACCAAGAACAAAAGTCTTTAACTGTAGCAGATAGTGCAGAACCAAAGAGTATTGATGAAATTAAACTTTACGGAGTAAACATCACAGGTGCGATAAAGAAAGCAGAAAAGACTGGTCCTAAGATGACATATAACAAATGGGCAATAGGTGTAGTACAAGACCAAAAGATAAGCGTCACAAAGAGAAGCACAAACACAATCAAAGAGTACATGAACTATATGTGGGATATAGACAAAGATGATAAGATACTAAATGACCCAGTAAAAGTAAACGATCACAGTATGGACGCTATCAAATATGGAATTGTAAGTATCGCCCCTATTAAGAGAAAACAAGAGATAAGAAGACAAATAGGCGATAACTATTCAAGACAAGCACTGCGTAAGAAAACAAACATAGCAATATGATATTAGCACTAGGAACAGGTAGAAGTGGCACATCAGATGTAGCTCGTATACTAGAGGAGCAAGGTGTAATGATGGGTCATAGATTCCACATGGGAGATGAGTTTAATCCTAGAGGATATTTTGAAGATAGAGACTTCCAAGAACTAAACATGATGTATGTAATGCTTGGATTAGGTGAAAACCCAAAAGGAGACCAATTAAAGTTATGGTTAGATAGATTTAATAAGCTAATAAATACAAGACAAGAACCTTGGGGCTTAAAAGACCCCGGGATAGCAGACTTCCCTGAATTGCTAGACCATTACATGAAGTTAAACCCAAAGGTAATACTATGTGAAAGAAACAGAGAAGATACAGTAGCGTCGTTTATTAGAATGAAATTTAAAGGTGGAATGACTAGAGAGAAAGCTGAACACATCTATGACAATAGAACCAAGAATATTAAGAAAGCTCTTAAAGAATACTTAACAATAGATTGTTACGACATTAACAAGGAATATAAAATAGCAACATGGCTAAAGAAACACCAAAAGTCCCACACATAAAAAGATATGAACCTGAAGAGGATTTTGAAATAAAAATTCCTATCTGTTGCAGAGAAGGACACGATGATTGTCCACATGTTATCAACAAACCAAAGCGTAAGAAGAAAGTAAATATAGCGTTATGAAGAAAGATACACTAAATAAAATAAAGAAAGCTAAGGTTAATCCCATATTCGATGGACTATCAGATGAAATGAAAGACCCAAAGAATTTCTTGAAGATAGAGAGAAAGATAGTAAGAATAATGATATCAGACCACAAACACAGAACTATTAAGACCTTTAAGAACTGCAAAAGATGCCAAGCAAAAGTAAGAAAGAAAGCTGAAATGATTAAGGAGCTAGGTTTTAAGAGCTTCGAACAATATCAAAACTGGAAAAAGGTTATGGGTATTATTATTAACAAACAAAATTTAGAGTTATATGAAAAAAACTGATAAAGAAAATGAAGAGAAATATCAAGCTAATAAAGCTAGAGCTGAAAGGAGACGAGAAGAAAGAAAGAAGAAAGAAGAAGAGAAGTATAGGAAAAAGAAAATCAAAGAGACAATAGTAATGATAAATGATGTAGTTAAGTTAAAGATTGCCCAGTCAGATGTGCATGGTGTTGGAGTATTCGCCATGAGAGACATTAAAAAGGGCGATATGCTATATGCAAATGCTATACCAAACCTAGTAGATGTACCATATAAAGACTTTAAAAAGCTAAGACCTGAGATAGTAGAAATGATACTGAGCCACTTCCCACAAGTAATAAATGGTTCTCACTTTATGAGCCCAGATACTTTAATGCAGATGTATATGAACCATAGTGATAAACCGAACTATGACAGCTCAACAGATAAAGCATTAAAAGCAATCAAAAAAGGTGAAGAAATCTTTGAAGATTATCGTAAAATAGATAATGCAAAAAAGATTTTTGATTTTATTAAATAATTGTGCTATAATAGAATTATGTCATTACAGAAGTTCAAAGTGAAATGTGTTAAATGCAAAAACCAGTATGAGTCTGAAGAACCAGACGACTACTATTGCTCAAAATGCTTAAAAGAAAGAAAGAAAGTAGCAGATGAGATTGATGCTCAGATAGCTAGTAGACCAAAAAGAAAAGCAGTAAGTGAATTACAAGAGTTTGACGCTATTGCTAAACAAAGAGGTGGTGGTAATTTTGTTAATATTAAAGACTTAGGGATAACCTTATGACGAAGACAAAACAGAAAATAAAAGCAACACTTAAGATATTAAGCAGAGTATATAAAGCTGATGGCAAGACTGTTGAAGAAGTAATAACAAACCTAGAACCACCAATAGCTAAGACAATAGGTATTTTAACCCTTGAAAAAGGTAAGCGTAAAAAAGAAAGAATAATTAACCCAAGAATGGTTATGGGTCTATGGGGTAAACAAAGCCCAACAATGAAAAACATAGCAATGAAGAATTTAATAAATTTATTTGGCGATTTTAATGATTGAATCAAACATTTACGAATACATAAAGGCAGAGGAGTCAGCTTTTGATACAGAAGAAATTAGAGTTGGTGACAACTGGAATTGGAATTTCAAGAGGCATGTACAAATGATTTTCCACCTAAAGAACAGTCAATTCTTTTCAGGAGAGAATAACTGGTTAAGAGCTTTTAATAACATAATGGAACCTATACTCAACCTCTCTTATTGGTCAGAGGATATTGAAGTAAAAGACATAGTATTTTTCATAGAACAAAAAGGTGGTAGAGCTTTATCTTTTCTTATAAAGAAATACCACGACGAAGTTTATATAAAGAAAAACAACATAGATACTCTATTAGATGAAATAACCGAGGAAGATGTAGACTACGGTGGTGTTTTGGTGCAAAAAGGAGAAGATAGACCAGAAGTAATTTATCTACCATCAATAGCTTTCTGCGATCAGACAGACATTGAGAGTGGTGTTATAGGTACTAAATTTAATTTCTCACCAGATAAACTAAGAGACATGAAGTTTAAAGGCTGGGGAGATGAAAAGAATGGTGCAACAACATCAATAGAGGAGCTAATAATACAGGCAGAAGCCAGCAAAGATCCTGCAGGTATGTCAGGACAACACAAGAATAAGACAACAACTAAGAACATTGAAGTGTATATAGTTAGAGGTTCACTACCTGAGCATTACTTAGAGGATAACGACAATATGGATGATTATTATAATCAAATCCATGTAGTTGCTTTCTATACCAATAATGAAGAAAAAGAAGGAGTGACACTATACAGAAAGAAAGAAAAGAAGAAGAGTATTAAATTCCACACAAGCAAGAAAGTATACAGTAGAGCTTTAGGTAGAGGTGTAGGAGAAGGACTATTACACCCTCAAATTTGGACTAACTTTGCAGAAATACACAAAACTAGGTTACTAGAAGCAGGTTCAAAGAATGTTCTATATACAGACGACGATAGCTTCACAGAAACAAACAGAATAAACGATATGGAAAACAACGAAATCACCACGATAGAGGATGGAAAACAAATAAGACGAGTACCTACTGATAACCCAACAGAAATAACATTATTTGAGAATAGTATCAATAAATGGTTTGAGAACGCACAGACTATTGGTTCTGCTTTTGACCCTATAATGGGTAAAGAACCAGTATCAGGCACAACATTTAGAGGACAAGAAAGGACAGTACACCAAGGAAAAGGTTTACATGACAGAAGAAGAGGACAAAGAGCTAAATTCATTGAAGAACTATATCGCTGGGATATTATCCCTAGAATTAAAAAAGAGATACTTAATGGTAAGAAATTCCTAGCAACACTAACAACAGATGAATTAAAATGGGTATCAGATAGATTAGCTGAAAACTTCGCCAATAGACAGATAAACGAAGCAGTACTAGGTGGAAAATTACCTGAAGATAGAGAAACATTAAAGCAACAGTTCCTAGCTGATTTCTCTAAGAAAGGCAATAAACACTTACTTGAGATACTTAAAGGAGAGTTTAAAGATGTTGAGGTTAAGATGGGCATAAATGTTGCAGGTAAGCAGAAAAACCTAGCTGTAATGACAGACAAAATCCTCTCAATCTTCCAGTTTGTATTCTCAAATCCTCAAGGCTTCCAACAAGTTATGCAAATGGATGGAATGGCATCAGCTTTTAATGATATTTTAGAGTTTAGTGGCATCAATGGGGTAGATTTCTCAGAATTAGGTCAATTACCGGTTCAACAGCCAGCTGGCGGTGCAGAAGTACCACAAACATTAACACCACAACCAAATGCTCAATAAAACAGAAAAACAAAAGATAAAAATGTTTTTAGCCGATAAATTGACTAAGGATGCAGTAAAAAAAGTACTAAGAGAGTCATTTATTAAAGCTAAAGACGGTGATATTCACATGAAAGCAGCACAAATGATGGCGGTTAACTTATTAGAAGAAGGTTTTAAAGAATTAAAAAAATATTCCAACAAAGCAGAGCAAGAAATAAAAGAAGTAACACAAGTTGGATTATAAATTAGGTCGTTTATTAAAAATGTGGTATAATAATATTATGAAAGAAGCTATAACATATATTTTAACAGTATCGCTAATCATCTTAGCTGTCTTTGTAGCAGTAGACATGGCTGTAGATAAGATAGAAATGCCTGTAGGAAGCGTTAATAATGGAAATGAGTATAATGCTACCTCTACAGCTCAAAACACTGTATATGGAGCATTCTCAGCCAATAGAGCTATAAAACAAAGCTGGGGTACACTTGGGTCAGTTGTTATCACTGGTGCAAATACAGGAATTATAAATTTCTATAACGCAACAACATCAGACATAACAGCAAGAACAGGTAACACAGCAACATCATCACTTCTTATTGCATCAATTCCTGCAAGTTTGGCAGCAGGAACATATGTTTTTGATTTGAATTTTACAGATGGATTATTTTTAGACTTGGTTAGTGGTAATATGCCAACAACAACAATAACGTATAGGTAATTTTAAAATTTATTGAGTACCAATTAAGTGGAGCTGCTAATTAGCTTCCCTATAAGGACTGGTACTCATCTTATAGGGAATCTAATCGGCAGTTTCACAACTGTCGATTTTTTATTAGTTCAATAAAATAAAATATGAGTTTAGATAAATATAGGCTTCCATCTCTTAAAGATAAATTTAAGAGACAGGAAGATGAGAGGTTAGCAGAGCTTAAGAAGCTCGCTAAAAAGGATAAAAAAGAGTCCAAAAAGGATGAAAAGGTCGAAGTTAAAAGTAAAAAAACAAAGAAAAATGACAAATAAATTTAAAATAGGATTAGTTGTTGCGTTGTTTCTTGTAATAGGAGTAACTGCTGTTAAAGCTGATTATTCTTTCCTAGATAGGTTCTCAGATAGAGCTGGTGAAGTTTTTGCTAGGATAATGGCTGATAAAGTTGATGTAACAGAAGTAAATTTAGCTGCTAGTGCTGGTCCAGACCATTACGACCACCAAAGGTTTCTTTCAAACTATTCAGTAGGTGGTGGCGGTTATTACGCAACATCTTCAACAGCAGCTACATACACATTGACTACAGACCAATTCCCTGCAGACAGACGACACAATTACATTGAATGGACAGCTAACGTTAATACAGCATTGACTACAATGGCTAGTTCTTCTGCACCTTTAGTAGACTTGAAAGTTGGCGAGACCTATACAGTAGATGTATACGCTGCTTCTACTACAGCCGCTTCAACAATTACTTGGGCTGCAGGTACAGGTGTTGACTTGCAGGAAGATGAGGGAGAAACAGTAGTACAAAATGGATTAGAAATAGCAACACTTAAATTCCAAAAGAAATCTGATACAGATGTTATCTTATGGGTTCAAATGGGACAGGTAGGAGATTAATGTCGATTGGGTTATCATTCCCGTTATCAAAAATGTATAAGTTATTATTCTTAAAAAATAATTAGGTTCTCACTTTCCACAAAAGTGATTAACCATTTATCATTATGGAGGAAAAAAATGAAACACCAGAGGTAGAAGAAACTAAGGAAGAATCAACTGATGTTGAGGAAACCAAAGAAGAAACTACTGACTGGGAAGCAAAGGCTAAAGAATTAGAGGGTATCAATAGGAGGTTAAAAACTAAACTTGATAAATCTAAAGAAAAGCCTAAGACTGAAAAGTCTAAAAAGACCAAAGAGACAAATGAAGAGTTTGGTCTACTAGAGAAATCTTATCTTCGTTCAGCAGATATTGTTGATGAAGATGAGGTAGAGCTTGTTAAGAAGTTAATGGATGAAACAGGTAAAAGTGTTGATAATCTTATCGATACTAAATACTTTAAATCCGAGCTAGAAGATTTGCGAACTACGAAAGCTAACGAAAAAGCAACTTCAGGCGTTAAAGGTGGACGAGGTAGCTCTAAAGCAACTGACACACCTGAGCATTGGATTGCTAAAGGTGTTCCACCAACTAAAGAACAAGTACCGGATAGGAAGACACGAGTTAAAATTGCAAGAGCAATGATGGCAAATGCTTCTACTGGTGGAAAGAAATTCTATAACGACTAGGTCTTCATTTGATTAAAAATTTAATCAAAAGAAATCATGGCATATAGTAATACCATCACTTACGAAACTCTTTTTGAAGATGTTTTGCAAGACAGGTTGGACCATCCAACCACTTGGAAAGAAATGTGTGATGTTAATATTACCGATACTCGTGTAATTTCAACATCATATATGTCCACAACTCCTTCAGTGCAAACTGTATCTAGGGGAACTGGACATGCTATCCAAACATTTGTAGAGACTGCTGAGACTTTGACAATTTCAACTGGTAGAGACTTAGGTTTGTTTGTTGACTGGGGAGACCTAGCACAATCACCTTGGACAAAACCAGCAGAGTTATTTGATAGAATTGGTGCTCTACTAAACGAGTACATTGAAAGTGCAGTTCTAGGACAGCACGCAAGCTGGACTGACTTCGGTACATCAAGTATTGGAGGAGGAGGTGCAGCTACTGATCAAATTACAGTTTCTGCTAATAACATTGATGACATCATTCGTGGTGTTAAACGTGAAATTAGGGAAGCTAATGGTCAGTCATTTATGAATCGCAACGGTGTTGGATTCGTATGGAGGGCTGCTGACTTTGAAATCCTTGAGGCTTTCGTACAAGGTAACGGTTTCATGCTTGCTGATAAGGCATTAAAAGCTGGAACAGTAGAAGGTTTGCACTACTTAGGTTGTGACCACTACTGGTCAAATGACCACACTGCAAATCACTTGTTCGCTGGCGTTAAGAAGATCCAGAGGTTAGGTATCCTTAGAGGTACTTATGGTAAAGCTCACACAATCGACTTCCCAGCAGGTGACACAAACTCTTACCTATCAGGTAGGTCATTCTACTCTCGAGTAGATATTGGTCACTTGACACCAACAGCACATGCTGGCTTGGTATTTGATTTGAACGTAGCGTAGTTTTTACCCTTAGCCCTCCACGGAGGGTTAAGATGTGAAAATTAAACAAATAAACAAATGAATATTAGTGATATAAATAGTGAAACAAGAGCATTATGTGATGCAGATACAGGTAGTTATTCTGCAGCTGATTTGCTTCGTAGAGTTAATAATGCTTATGAACAAGTAGTAGGCTGGCTTATTAACCTTGATGGTAAATGGGAATTTGACGACACAAACTACACAAATTTCCCTATTGGTACTTACACATTAGTAAACTCACAAGGAAAATACTCTTTTAATGATAAATTCCTGCAGTTAATGGATGTTCAAATAATGAATGATCAAGGAAATTATGAGATTATTAAGCCAATAGACCAAAAAGACACTCAATCAGCTATTCCTTTAAGAGAAGAGTTTAAGACCGATGGCTTTCCTCTTTTCTATGACAAACTAAGTAGTGATACTATTGAGCTTTTTCCTGCACCAGATAATGGGGTGTCAGTAACTCTTGCAGATGGATTACGTATCTATTTTAAGAGAACAGCAGATATATTCACTAGTGCAGAAGTAACAACTGGGACAAAAGTACCAGGGTTTGATTCAACTTTTCATGTAATTTTGTGTTACATGGCAGCTATCCCTTATTGTATGAGCTATAAGAAAGATAGGGTTGCTTATTACGAAAGAGAAGTAGCTAGACTTAAGCAGGCGATGGTCAAGCAGTTTACTAAAAGGTCAAAAGACGAAAGGAATATTATCACTCCTAAAAGAATAAATTATATCTAATATGGCGAAAGTATCACTCACACTAGGAGAATCAAAAACAAAAGTAGATTTAAGCCTTGAAAGTAAAGACGACAGTTTAATATGGGATGATGCAGATTGGACTTGGGATAGTGCTACAAGCAAATGGAATGCACCAAAAATAACATTATCAAAAGAATCAAAAACAAAAGTAGATTTATCATTAGAGAGTAAATAAATGAACAAAGGATTTATACAAATAATAGGATTAGTAGCAATAACAATATTAGTTTCGGCTTATGCTGTTATTAACCATGTGCCTGTTGGAGTTTTAACTGTTGCTAGCAATAATCTAGGTGCAGTTCAGACAATCACAGAATTAAATGGCACAGATACTATGTCAGACTTCCCTACTCTGTATAATGCAAACTTAAACCTCATAAACAATAACAAGATTGAAATGTCTACGACTACCCTACCTGCAGTGACTACAATGACTGGATTAACCACTGTAGGAACTATTGGTACTGGTGTATGGCAGGGAACAGCTATAGGAGTAGCCTACAATGGCACAGGAACGACCTCTCCGACGAGTAAACAGTTAATGGTAGGTAATGGTGCATCTGGCTTCCAAGTCGTTGGATTTGGCTCATCTGGGCAGTTTTTAACATCAGGCGGTGCAGATACACTTCCTAGTTGGACAACGTCAGCTTTAGATACTGCTTTAGATTATAGTTTTACAGGTTCATATTTTGGAGTAGATAATCTTTTTGCATCTACAACAGCTCTAATAAATGCTACTTCTACTAATAGAATAAATGGTGCTACTTATTTTGGTGGTGATGGCTCAGATGGTGCTTTAGATACTTCAGGCGGTGCAGTAGATATAGATTTAACTAATGGAACTTCAACAATTAAAAATTATACTTCAATAAATGTAGCTTCAAATAATTTAACTTTTAGTAATGCACCAACTAATGGAGCAATAGTAACTCTTAAATCACAGGGAAACTGCACAATTTCTTCAACTATTGATGGAACTGGAGATGGTGCTTCTGCTGGAACTGGTGGAATTACAAGTCTTATAGGTTTAACTAATTTAGGTGGTAATGGAGAAACTAATACAGGTTCAGGAAGTGGAGGAGCAGGTGGAGCAATAACTTATTACATAAATTCATTAGCAGGAAAATCAATTAAGGTAAGTTCAGGAGCAGGTGGTGGAGGTGGAGGCAGTGGTTATGCTGGTGCAGGTGGTGCAGGTGGTGCAGGTGGCTTAGCTATTATCTTAGAATGTAGAGGAAGTTTAAACTTTTCAGGCACAATAGATGTTTCTGGAGCTGCTGGAGCTACTGGTTCAACAAGTGGAGGAGGTGGTGGCGGTGGAGGTGGTGGCACTATTGTCGTTATTTACGAACTTCTAACAGCTAATACAGGAACTTTAACAGTCACTGGTGGTGCTGGTGGAGTTGCACCTACTGATGGAGAAGGAACAAACAATGTGGGAACTGGTGGAGGTGGAGGTGGTAGTGTTTATGCTGGCTCAGTAGGTTTGGATGGGAGTCGAGCCGCTGGAGATGGAGGTAATGGAGGTGCAGGAGGTTTAGGTCAATCATTAATCATAAGAAATACAGAGTGGTAATGGGAAAAACAATAAAAATTAGGTGTGCGACTTGCAAAAAAGTATTTACAGCTTTTCAGTCTACTGAGAGAAAGTATTGTTCTCGTAAATGCTATTCAAAAACTAGAGAGGGAGTATATCAGCCACAAATTAAAAAAGCACAAGTGGCAGCTTGGAAAAAGATTAAAG